CGAGACACTGCGAGTTCCCCTTGACCCAGCCAACAGACACTACGCAGAAATCTTGCGTCAGGTAGACGCTGGCGAACTAACTATACAGGAGGCTGAATAATGCCCTATATCGGTGTAGCCCCCTCTAGTGGGCTGTTTAAAAAGCTAGACGGCATCACTGTGGTAAACGGTCAGGCCACTTACACCATGCAACACAGCAGTGCGAACTTCAAACCAGCTACTGCTGAACAGCTTATCGTGTCTGTCAATGGTGTTATCCAAGCCCCTAACGATGCTTACACAGTGTCAGGGTCTACTATTACCTTCTCAGAGAACCTAGTCACTGGTGATGTCATTGACTTCATCGTGGCTCTGGGTGAGGTAGGTAATACTGTGACCCCTACAGACGGCTCAGTAGATATTAACAAGATGTCCTCAAGTATTATGAAGGACGCAGGAATTAGAGTGAATGACAACGAACTTACCAACGATGTAACCATTGCGGCAGATGAACGTGCGATGGTGTCTGGTGACTTTAAGGTGTCAGCTAACCTTACAATTAACGGAGTGTTGACCATTGTCTAAATTATACGTTGATGAAATACATCCTAAAACTAGCGGTGGTACTACTTCTATTATAAAGCCAGCATCAGGTTCTATTATTCAAGTTCAGTATACACAAGTAACTGCCACCTCACAGTGGACTGTAACTCAACAAACAGATAAGAAAATTACATCATTGGCTGTAAACATTACGCCTACCTCTACCAACAGCATTATTAAAATTGAAGCTATAGTAAACGGTGAATGGTCAAATAATAATGATGCTCATGGTTCTACTTGGTTCTTTTATAGAGACAATACCAAAATTTCCGCACCTACTGCTGGTAATAGAAACGTAGGTATTTTAATGGGTAGTGCAATTACATATCGTGATTCAGATGCAGACTCTACGCCAGAACAGGCAAACTATATGTATTTTGATTCACCTAGTTCTACTTCTCAGATAACCTATACTGTTGGTGTAAATAAACATGAAGCAACTGCATATTGGTACTTAAACAGAACTGTGGGTGATTCAAACAGTCATGGTTATGAACGTGGTATTTCAAATATTTGTGTAACAGAAATCGCAGGTTAAAGGAGAAAAACAATGGCATCAATAATTGGCGTTGAAACGCTCCAACATACCAACGGTACTACTGCGGCTACGATTAAATCAGACGGTACGTTTTATCCTACTGGCGGTATTGTTCAAGTTAAGTCTATGAAGATTACTGCACCAATAAGCACTACCTCTACATCATTTGTAGATACTGGCTTAACATTAAGCATTACGCCTTCATCAACATCTTCTAAAATTTTAATAACTTATGATGCTGGTGTGGGTATATCTGCAAATGCAGGTGGTCAAGTAAATAGAATAATGAGAGACACCACAGAACTAATGAACAGAGGTGTTCATTGGAGTACGGCTGGTTCATCTTCTAGTACAACAAGTGCTAGTTACTTGGATAGTCCAACAACAACATCCTCTATTACATATAAAATTCAGTTTCTAACACAAAATTCAAGTAGCACAGTTACTTTTAATAACGGTTTTACTGGGTACGCTACGCCAACAGCTAATTTAACACTGATGGAGATTGCGGGATGACAAGTGTATTAAAAGTAGACAACATCCAGAACTCCTCTGGAACAAGTGCGTTGAGCATTGATAGTAGTGGTAATTTAACCCCTGCCCAAAAACTTTTGTATGGCATTAACCAGCCTATGTTTTCTGTAAGAGGGCAAAATGGAAATGCCGCTATTTCTGGGCTTTCTTTAAGTAATGTTTCTGATGAAGGCAACACAACATATATTAATAGTTTTAGTCAAATAGATGTTAATAGAGGAAGCCTATACAGTAACGGAAGATTAGTTGCGCCTGTTGATGGCGTATATGAAATAAACGCTCGCTCTGGGCAAGGCTCTGGTGGGGCTAACTATCGTGCTTTAATTGTTATTAAGCTAACTTCTGGTGGAACTACTGGCGAAGAAATATATAGGGTTTGGACAAATAGCGATTATCAATATTATACATTGGCCTATTCTGGGTTTTTAGAATTAACTGCTGGTGAACAAGTTGCAGTAGGTTGGAACAGTGTTTATGCGTCGCACACTACCGGTGAACATGAAGGCGCAACTGTGTTTTCAGCAAAGCTAATAGGATAGGAGACTGACATGGGATTAACACGAATTAACAATCAGGCTCTTACCGATGTAACCTCTGCTGGCTTGCCTAGTGGTAGTGTGTTGCAAGTGAAGCAAGGTTTTTATGATGACGAAACTAATTACAGTGGTGCATCTTACCAAGATTTAACTGGCTTATCTGTGTCAATTACGCCTACAAGCACTTCAAGTAAAATACTTATTATGTGTAATGTTCACTGTACGGTAAATAACCAGCATTACTCTATTGCATTTAAGGTGCTACGAGGTTCTACGGCTATTGGTACTGGTGATGCTACTCTTGCTGGAAACCGTGACCAAGTTTGTTTTATGACTTCGCAAAACGGTGGTGGTGACCATCTTGGTTCAGCAAACTGGCAGTTTTTAGATTCACCTTCTAGTACAAGTGCGTTAACTTATAAAATTCAAGCTGGTTCTGAAAGTGGAGCAGGGTATAGAATTAACGCCAACCAAGTATCTAATACTAACACTGGTGGTAATCCTAAGTTTGCTAGACCAACATCTTCAATCACAGTAATGGAGATTGCTGGCTAATGGACGAAACAAAATCACAACTAGACGCTCACGAGCGAGAGTGTGCCGTCCGTTATGAACTGGTACAGAATAGGCTAGACAGCTTAGACAAACGTATGTGGAGACTAGAAGCAATGCTTATGATTTCCACAGCGTCTGTCATAGGCGTAGCTGGTATGCTATTAACAAAACTATAACATAAGGAGAGTAGGCTATGCTGGCAGAACTTGCCGCCGCTAATGCCGCCTTTGCTGTAATCAAGAAGTTTATTTCCAACGGAAGAGAACTGGCTGACTGTACGAAAGCTATCAGTGACTTTGTTACAGCAAAGGACGCTCTTCAAAAAAAGGGAAACAAGAAGAAGAACTCTTGGTTTGGTAAGTTGGGCGGCAACACTGCGGATGACTTAGAAGAGTTTATGGCGTTAGAAAAGATACGTCAACAAGAAGAAGAATTAAAACAGTTTATGATTTACGCTGGACGTGCTGGCTTATGGCATGATTGGATTAGGTTTCAAGGAGAAGCACGTAGACGTAGACAACAAGAAAAGATAGATGCTGTACGTAAGCGACAGGAACTGATAGAGGTTCTAGGGTACGCTACGGTAGCTGTAACAATTATAGTGGTGTGTGTCAGTATACTCTATGCGGCATACATATGGAGAAACTAATGATACAAGCACTGATACCACAGTTGATTCCTATTCTGGGTAATGCTATAGATAAAGTAATACCTGACAATGTATCTAAGGAAGTAGCTAAGAAAGAACTTGAGAAAGCCCTAGTAGATAATGCTAACAGTATTAATCTTGAAACTATTAAAACAAATCAGATTGAAGCTGGACATCGTTCAGTATGGGTATCAGGTTGGAGGCCAGCTATCGGCTGGTCGTGTAGCCTTGGTATTGCGTGGCTCTTTATTGGACATCCACTGGCTACGTGGGCGGTTATGCTTAGTGGCAACGACAGTATGGTTATGCCTACCATACCTACTGATATTCTGCTAGAGCTTACCTTTGCTATGCTTGGTATGGCTGGTCTTCGTACATTTGAAAAGCTAAAGGGTATTGCTAAGTAGTGGAACTAATACACATAGAAATGATTATCCACTTGCTTGTATTAACAGGTGTGTGGATAAACACTATCTTAAACATATTAAGTAGACGTAAATGAACAAACTGATAGAACAACTTAAACGACATGAAGGCATTGAACTTAAACCTTATCAGGACACGGTTGGTAAATGGACTATAGGCGTGGGCAGAAATCTGGACGATATCGGTATCTCAGAGCAAGAGGCAGAAATGCTACTACTAAACGATATCAAAGAAGCAGAGCGACAACTGATAACCACAATGCCTTGGACACAGGAACTAGACGAGGTACGTTTCTCAGCCCTACTCAACTTCGTCTTCAACGTAGGAATAGGGACAGCCTCAAAGTTCGTAAACGCAATGGGTCTGCTAAAGGACGAAAAGTACGATATGGCGGCAGACGAGTTCTTACAGAGCAAGTGGGCTAGACAAGTAGGCAACCGTGCCATTGAAGTAACAGACCAGATACGTACAGGAGAATGGAAGTGAGTGATGAAAACATAGGGGAAAAGATAGGTTTTCCCAATGCAAAGTATTTAAAAGACCCTAAGAAAAAAAGAAAAAAGAAAGAAAGTTTACTTAAATACTACAAAAGAAAAATTAAAGAACTAACCACGTCATGACAGAAAAACAACTGATGGAGACTCTGCACGATGCAGTCACTAGAGACTTGCTGATGCGTGTACAGAGTGGCGAAGCAACGGCTAGTGAGCTATCAGTAGCTGTTAAGTTTCTTAAAGATAATGGCGCAAGCCTTGACGTAATTACAGCGGAATCACCTATGGCTAGCTTGCTAGAGGGATTACCATTTGAAGTAGCGGAGAAGGTACAATGAGGGGTCATAACGCAAGTCTAGCATCTAAGAATGTCACGCTACCTGCTGACCAATCTTGGGTAAAACTGCTAGACGATAATCCTAGTCGTATGTACCTAGTAATACAGAATGACCACGACAACCATTACATTACTATTGGCTTCAGTGATAACAACACAGCCCCTACTACTGGTATGAACCTAGCTGGTTCAGCACAAGCTGGTGACCTAGCGGCTACGTGGGAGTTCTCTGTAGCTCCTATTAACGCTGTGTGGGCAAAGGTAAACGATGCTCACGCACATGACATTGAAGTAGTATACGATGACTAATGTACCACAGGCTCTACATGACTTTAGGAACTTTACGTACCTAGTCTGGCAACATCTGGGGTTACCAGAGCCTACTCCAGTACAATACGATATTGCTAACTATCTTCAACACAGTCCAAAGCGTTGTATCATCGAAGCGTTCCGTGGTGTGGGTAAATCCTACATCACAGCCGCCTACGTGGTACACCAGCTACTTCTAGACCCTGACAAGAAGTTCATGGTTGTATCAGCTTCTAAGGCTCGTGCAGATGACTTCTCTACCTTTACACAGCGTATCATCACAGAGATACCTATCTGCCAA